ACCTGCTGAATAAACACCCCAAGCAACATCAAAACCAATTAAATAATTACCACCTTGACCAGTTGGAACTGTAAATCGATAATTTGTTGTTGGATCATAAGCAGAAGCATTATCGATTACTTCTGTGTCAAATTGAACTTTTGTAATTGTTCCGCTGGTAATACTTTGACCAGTGCTAATTTCTGCTAAAAATGCAATTGGAGTTTGCCATTCTGGAGCATTTCCAGCTGCATTGACACTTAATCGCTGACCAGTAGTTCCTAGTGCTAATCGGGTATTTGTGTTTGCAGTAGATGAACGATAAGAAATATCTCCAAGTGTAGTTTCAGGATTTAAGTTTTTAATTGTAGTATCAGCTGATGAACCAAGTGTGCGAATCGCTGCTGCACCATCCTTGACCAGCGCGGTGTCGTCTGGTGTTGTCCAGCCATAATTAGTAGTGGTTGCCATATTATCCTTTATCTCAGGCTACGATTGTAGCGTATTCCCATGTCAAAGTGTTGCTTAAAGTGTTCCATGCCTCTGTGGCTGGAGTTGTATTCCAACGCATCGCCACTTGGCTAAATGCGACTGGGGAAACATTGATTGTGAGAAACAATTCATTGAACCGAGTGCTCCATGACCAGCCCTCAACATAACCTTCGAAATCTCCACCTGCAATTTGATCAGGTAGGTTTTGAATATGAACTGGCATTCCCATAAATACAGCTAGTAGATCATCACGATCTGCGTTATCGATTTCAGGATTAGTTATTGGGAATGTGATCGATTGGAATGCTGGAACTGGATAGGCTCTTTGGGCTATGTATCGATCGGCAATAGCCTGAGCATCGACAGCACCTTGAACCCTCGAATTAATGCTTTCGGCTTTGTAGCCATATAAAGCAATTGAAGCTGTGTCTATGGCTGTTACCTGTGAATTAAAATTATTGCCATAATTGATAAAAATATCATTACGAACATCTGCTGATCGCATAATCGTAGATAAGCCAGCACCTAACGCATGGCGAGCATCTAATTCAACATAACCATTTGTTAGCAAATAATTTTGTCTATGGTCTGCATCTGCATAACCTATATTTCCGGCATTATCCTCATAAAGATAACCAAATGCTGAATCAGCAATATCAGTTACGACATTGTAAATCGTATCTGTAAGGCTAGATTGAGCGGTCATGGTATAAAGACCAGGCTGATCGATTTGGCCAAGTCCTAAATTTACTGCATTCTCCCAAGTTTCGGTTGCATTATAAGTTGCCCAAGTTGAAGCTGATGGCACATCGTTCCAAGTTCCAAGCAATACGCTTGATAGAATCTCATAGATTTGGTTGCCATCCTCATCTTGAGAAATGTTATCATCCCAAATTTCTTTCGTAAGCCTTGTTAAAGATCCCATCGCAATAATTGTGTATCGGATAACTGTGTCTGTTGCACCAGTATTACCAACCTCAACAGTTACATCACTAACATCCCCACCAAACAAACTTACATAAGATCCAGTTGAGTCTTTTACCTGTAAGTCAAATGAATCATTTATGTCAAAAGGTAAGGTTTGATTATTTAATGCTACTAAAGTGAGTTGCATATATGATGGCAACGGCTGAGTATAGATATTACTTCTACCTGATTGATGCTGAACATCTGATATTGCTATGTCAGTATAATCCACACCACCGACAGTTAGTTTCCAGTCTGGAGTAAATACTGTCATTATCTGTTACTTATAGCAGCACGCCTTAATGCTGTGCGACTTCTCTCTGCCTGTGAACTAAGTGTATTTGCCACAGCTCTTGCAGCGCCTTCACCATCTATGGCTGAAACGCTTATATTGTTATTAATAATTGTTTGACCCGGAGCACCTTTTGTAGAAACTGCCCCACCAGGCAAGGTTGGCGTGAATGCTTGATTTCCAACAGCTGCTAATCCAACAGCACCAATACCCACAACACCTAAACCAATTCTTGTTGCAGCTGCGGTAGCAATAGCAGCACCTTCGGAAGCAGCTTTCAAGCCTAGCATCGCTCCTGTTAAAACTTTAATTTCTGTTACAAATGCAGCAATTTTACTTGCCACAAATACAGTTGCAATTACTTGACCTAATAATATAAGTTCATCTTTCATACTAATTACAAACTCAATAGTTGATCTCAATTGCTCGCCAAATTCAAATGCTCCTTGAGTGGCTGTGGTTACTCCTGCGGTTACTGAGTTTTCGCCAGTTAATCCAGCAGCAAGGGCTTGAACATTTGGAACAACTGATGCTAATAAGAAATCAGCAAAGTCTTTCATAATTGGTAATAAAGCAGTTCCAATTTCTTCTTTGGTTTCATTAAATGCTATTTCCAATTGCCTCATTTTAAATTCAGCGTTTGTTGCTTCATTTTCAATAAATCCTTTATAAGTTCCTGTAAGGATTTGCATGATTTCATCATGAGATTTAGTTTTTAAAGTAGCTGCATCAATACCTAAGCCAAGTTTGCCTAAAGCAGTATTTTGCCCATCAAAACTTTTACCTAAAGCATTTGCAACAGTTTCAAGTGGCTTACCTGTGGCTACGCTAATTTCTTGAGCAAGATTAAGTAATTTTTGGGCTTCTGTAACATCTTTGGTAGATCTTATTAATCTTCCAAATGCAGGTCTTAAAACATCGTCAGTTGTTGCAGTTGCAATTGATTGTTTAGTGATAAAATCATCGATCGCTGCAATTTGTTGCTCAGTTGCCCGAGTGCTAGATCTAATAGTTTGCTCTAAAGATTTACGAGCTTTCTCATCCTCAGCAGCGGCTTTAACAGCTGAAATAGCAAATGCTCCAGCAGCAGCCCCAGCAGCAGCAAAAGCCAATGCTGCCTTTTTACCAAATTCTGCAATCTTATTTGAATTGTTTTCAACAGCCTTGTCGGCTTCGCCTAACTTCTTTTTTAGATCATCGACATCGGCAAGGATTGATAACTTTAAGGTTCTATTACCGGTTGCCATTAGATCCATTCCTTAATAATGCGATCAAAACTTTGCTCCCACTTGTTAATCAATTCAGGCTGAATTCTGCGAAGGGTTGGATAAATGAACCATCCGCGAGATCCACGACCCTGCCTTCCAGAATATGTAGGGAACTGTTTGAATTTATTTGAACCAAACTCAATGCCACCCCATAGGGTTTGCGTAGTAGCACCACCTGAAAACTTCTGGCGTGCGAATCCATAACTGAATTCACCGATCTTGCTTGACTTTGAGATGCTAACGCCATCCGCGACTCTCTGCGCAACTTTGCCAGCCTTTGTTCTTTGTCCAGCTGCCGCTTTAATTTCTTCAGATGCATAATACGCCAAAGCAGCAGACTGACGGCGTGCTTCATCAGTAGCTTGGTCATCCATAAGTTTAAAAGCCTTGTAAATATCGCGCAGATCTTTTTTATCGTATGCAATTGCTTCACTTGCCATACCTCTGCTCCAATACTTCGATAGCTGTTAAAATGTCGTTTGCATCAACCCATTCGCTCATTGGTATTTGTGTGGCAATTGCCAACTCAACCAATAATCTGCTTAGGCTTCCTGCTGGGTGGCTTTTGGGTTTGCATCACCGACTATTACATCGCTGATTGTTTCCATCCAAACTTCAAATGGTTTAACTGGCTTTCCAGCAGCTTCACGCTTATGAGCGTTGTATGCTAAAAACATTAAATCCCACATACCAAGTTTTTCTTTGGCTTGGCTTATGGTGTTGCCAGTTTGTTTTTCCCATTTAGCCCACTCAGGCGGTTGGGCTACATAAGTGGCTTGTTCGCCTGAGTTATATTCAATTGTAATTGGTAACTTCATTTGTTTGCTCCCGTTTTATTTATTAAGCGAAGTTTTCTGCTGGCACTCCAATAACTTGGAATGATAAAGTTACAGTTTGTGCATCTGGCGCAGTTCCACCAGCTGAAGGCCACATTGGCAATACTTGGAAAGTAAAGACCGCGCCTGAAGTAGCTGTAAAGACTGTGCTGATTGCTGTATCTGGTGCTGACTCGGCAACGCCCCATAGAATCTCGCATAGAGATCCAGTTGCGCCCCAGTCGGCTAACATTTCAACATCAAATGTGAAATTGTTATCAGTTACCTTAAAAACTTTTCCGTCTAGTGTCTGATATGTCTGGCGATCCATCTCACCAGTAAGTGTTGCGGTTGTTGCTTGTGCATCGAAATTATTACCGCCAATAGTGAAGGTAATATCTCGACCGGTAATAACTGTCGTTGGCATTTTTCTCCTTAGATTGTTCTCTGATAATAGGTGCTAACTCTAACATCTGCAATAAGTAGAGTTGATGCTCCCACTTGTGTAACTGTTGGTCTTTCAACCGAACTGACAATGTAGCCTGCTGGAATAACTGCCAGAACACTGATTACTAACTGCTCGATATTATCGAGTGATGCAGGATTGCTATTGTAAGCAACTGCAACTGTGATGGTCATATTGACCTTAGCGCGAATGTTTGATTTGCTGATTGTTTCAAATTCTAGGTATGGTGAATCAGGTACAACCACCACAGCTGGTGGAATTACTGTTTCAGGCACAAATGAATAAACATTACCGGCAACGCTAGATAAGGCTGTGGCTAAAGGTGTGCGAACCTGTTCAAGGATTGTTTGGTTAGGCATTATTGACAGATACCTTCAACATCTACATAAGGCCCGAGAATTCCAATTACGCGTGAGTATAAACTGCGACCCATTCTGTAAGGAGTCGCTGTAAAATCAACGCCTTCGATTTGTCCACCGGCTGCAACTCTTGATTGGAATACTTCAACTGAAATTGCAAAGACGGCTGATCTAACTGATTGATTGCCAACATAAGTTGATGCGCCTGTGAGTGTGGCAGTTCCGCTTGGAATAACATTTGCTTCAATAACATCTGCATTTGTAATTGATGCGCTAAATGTAGTAGCTGTTAAATTATCAGCTAATACTGTGCGAGTTCCGTTATATGGACTCAAGCAACCAGCGATTACTACTGACTGACTTTCGGTAAATTCATGATCGCCAACTGTTGTGAATGTGGCGACATTATCTGTTAAAACTGTTTTTTGAACTGCGCTTTTGAATGTAACAAGCATTGGCAGAATTGTGTTTTCTGCTGTGTCAATAATTCCGTCTAAATAAGTGTCGTTATACAAGGCAGATGACACACCAAGCACAGATCGCAACTCGGTGGCTGTAATAATACTTGGCCTTACTCCCATTAATGGATGCCTGAGATCGGGAGCAACCTCAGGCACTCAGTTAAGTTAATTAGTTCTTGTTGAACCAAACTGCGCCACCAGCAATTTTAACTGCTAATGCGCCATAGCCATAGTAAGCAACAGATACTTGACCGGTTGCTGTAATGTCTGAACGAAGTTGTAGGCGTGGGCTCTCATACCATGTAAATGCATCTGGATTTACTACGATCATTGACTGATCTCCAGTTGTAAATGCATCAAGTGAACGAGAAACATATAGATCTAATCCTGCAACATTTCCACGAAGTGAAACTGGTGAAACTGCTCCACCTGCATTTTGTGGTTGTGATGCGTTGTAAATTGGACGACCGCCATCGTTATAGCCCATGATGTTGCCCCATTGTGTGCTGTTCACAATTAAATTACGAGCAAATCCAAGTGAGCCTGAATAAATTGTTGCTGCTGCTGCTGAAACATAAGCAAGCAAATCTGCTGCTGTGTTGTCCTCAGCTACTGCTGCCAATGCGCATGAGTTACCAAGAGTTGTAGCAACATAAGAATCAGTTGCTTTTGCATAAGCAAACTCCATTTGACGAACTAACTCATCAAAGAATGCTGGAGATGAACGATCTAGAAGTTCAACTGAGAATGTTTGTCCGCCAGCGAATTTCTTAACATCAACCTGAACAAATGATGATGCTTGATCAGTTGTGTCAATTGTTGCGCCCTCTGCTTCTACTCCTACTGTTGGAGCAGTTGTAATCTTAGGAATTTCAAAAGTCATTCCTGATGCTGGAAGTGTGCCACGAGATAGGGCATCAATTAATCCACGATCAGCATTTGAAACACCATTGATGATTTCAGTTGATTGTGGAGTTGGAATTAGACCAGCATTGTTTGAAGTTGTGTCAGCTGCCATTACATATTGACGGCTGTCCTCGTTGCCTAGCGCAGCGCGTACTGAATGCTCTAGGTATGTTGCTTTGTTTGTGATTGGTGAGCGTGGCTTTGTATAGGCAACTGATTGAGCTGCCACTACTACCACAGGCTCAGACTTTGCAGCTTCTACCGCTTCGGTGGCGATAGGAGCTTCTGATGTTATATCAGACACTTTGTCCTCCTGTGTTGTTGTATCCTCAGCGGTTGCTTCGGAATTCTCTGTTGGTGTTTCTGTTGCTGCGACATCGGCAACTCTGGCACTATCAATTGCTGGATCAGTTACTAAACTAACCTCGATTAACTTTGCAGCTGTTATTGACATAACGCCATCTTTGTTTTTCCAGTCATCTACCATTACGCCAACGCTAAATCCATCGCGTAATCCTTCGGCTGCTTCTAATAAAGAATCATCGCCAGCAATAGTTCCGGCAATCTTGAATGTTGCTTCGATACCAGCATCATCAGCTGTAATATCCATTAACTTTCCAATTGGTCGTGTTCGATCATGCTCTAATAGCAATTTGACTGGCTTTGAAAAATCAATTGAGCCTTTTTCAAATACTGTTGCCCCGGCTGATGTATTTCCGCGCTCGCCCCAAGTTACAATTGTTCCTGAGATTGTTCGCTTGCGACTATCGGCTGCGGTTAGTGTTATTGGGAAATTAATCTTCATCGGATTAAGTCCTCCTCCTCTTGGATTTGCTCAACGCTCATCGCGCCAATGCGGTTTAGTATTTCATAAACTTGCGCACGCTCTAATGCAGATCCACGCAAGAAATCGTCAATGTCAAATCGAACCTCAACACCATTTGGCACAAAGTCAGCCATTGATAATCTTTGCTCTATTGGCGTAAGGATATTTCTCAAACTGAAGTCGATAAGAGCTTTGCGCTCCATAACAGTCGTACTATATGTCATGCTCGTAGTTTCAGCAGATACAAATGATGCTGGAATGCCTACTGCTCTAGCAATTTCAGTTGCAAGA